ACTACTATATTGTACCGTCTAACTCATATCACAAACTAGAGTGGGACGAGATTGAAGATCATAGAAACTTTGAAGAAACAGATACAGATTTAACTTTTACAGGTACTCTGCGTTGGGAACAAAAAGAAGTAGTAGATAAGTTTTTTAAAAGAGGTAGAGCTAGATCAGGTATACTCCAAGCACCTTGTGGTTGGGGTAAAACTTTTACTGGTTGTGAGATTATAGCACGTAATAAAACTAAAACTTTAATTCTATTACATACTAAGTTGTTATTTAGACAGTGGATAGAAGAATTAGAAAGACAGATTCCTACAGCTAAAATAGGTCGTATAGGTGATGGACTATGTGATATACAAGATATTACAGTGGGAATCTATAAAAGTGTATATAATCGTAGAGATGAATTGAGTGAAAATTTTTCTATGATTTTAGTAGATGAAGCACATCTATGTCCTGCTGATATGTTTTCTACAGCTTTAAATAGTATAAATGCTAAAATTAAAATAGGTATTAGTGCTACGCCTAAGCGTAAAGACGGTAAACACGTATTCTTAACAGATTTCTTTTCTCCATTTATGGTTGTAGCAAGAGATCCTAGACAATTAGCAGATCCTGTGGTGCAAGTTAAGAAAACAGATTTTAGATTCAATGTTTTAAACCCCCAAAGAGATTGGGCGCGCCAGCTGAACAAACTTTGCAGTAATAAAGATTACCTGAAAACTATAGCAAATTATGCTAAAAGTCAAATTGCTACAGGACGTTGTCCACTTATACTAGGTGAACGTGTTCAAATGTTAAAAGATTTACAACTGCTAATACCGCAAAGTGTGTGTTTAATAGGAGAATCAAATGAATCAGTTAGAGAAGACGTTCTTCAAAATGTGGGAGGAAAATACAAAGCGGTATTATCTACAAGACTATTTGATGAGGGTATTAGTTGTCATAGGCTTGACACTCTTTACCTCACTTGTCCTGGCAATAATCCTATAAAATTAGAACAACGTATTGGTAGAATTATAAGAGAGCATGATGATAAACAAATACCTATGATTGTGGATTTTTGGCTATCAGGAGCTATAGTAGCAAGACAACAGAAAACTAGACTCGATTGGTATAAACAACGTGGATATTACATTCTCTAGTAAATATACATTACTAACAACTGCTGAAGTAGATAGTTTGTATAATTTTATAAAGAATACTAAGGGTAGCGTAATAGAACTTGGAAGACTACATGGAGGATCTACTAAGATAATATTAAAAGCTCTGGAAAATACCTCTAGAAAATTATATAGTATAGATATAACAGATAGACCTTTATTAGCTTTTTATCCAGAAGATAAAAATTTATATAATAACCTGGTTAAAATTACTGCTAACTCTACTACATATAAACCTACTAAAACATATGAAACAATATTTATAGATTCTAATCATTCTTATCAACATATATCTAAAGAATTAAAGAATTGGTGGAATAGTGTATATAAGTATTTTATATTTCATGACTATAGAAATAAAACTTATAGAGCAGAAGGCGTAAAAATAATAGTAGATTATCTTATAAAAGAAAATTATTTAAAAAAAATAAGTTTAACAGATACTTTATATATAGCAGAAAAGAACAATGAAAATAACTTATTTTAACTGGTATGAAATAAAATTAAGGGCAAGAAGAGATAAATCAGCTATATTGATATTGACTTTTGCCCAAACTCCGTTATATAATACAAGAACAACTAAAGGATTAATGAAAGTACTAAAAATTAATCATATTCCAATTCACCTGTTTGTGTCAGGCATTTTGGAACAGAAGACTGAGAAACTAGTATGTCATTATAAGACCAGAGAACCTATGAGCTATATAAAGAATCCATATTTTTTAACTCATAATATATCTGTAGATAAGAAAATAGAATACTTACAACTTCTAGCAATGCGAAGAATTAGTGAGAAACAGAATTACATAGCAAAAAATTATGTAATAAAAGATATTGTAAATCCTTATATAAAATATGAGGATGATAAAATATCTTTTCCACAAGAGTTCTCGGTTTCGAGAACGTCCTACACATAAGAACCAACGTTCAACATAGGAGAAAACAATGGTAGCTTGGGATAAAGCAAAAGGTAAACAGTCTACAGGTAGTGGACAAAGAAGAGAAATCCAACGACTCACAATGAGTATTGGTGATACTAAATTAAGATTAGTAGGCGATGTAATGCCACGTTATTGCTACTGGGTAGTAACAACAGAAGGTAAAAAAATGCCTGTAGAGTGTCTACAATTTAGCCGCGAAACAGAGTCATTTGATAATAGCGCACAAGATCCTTTTAAAGAAATTGATGATGCTATTTATGCAGATAAACCACAATTTTCATATGTTTGTAATGTAATTGATAGAGCAGATGGACAGATTAAACTGTTTGATCTTCGTTCTACTATTTACTCACAAATTGTAGATTATGCTACTAATCCTGATTATGGAAATCCCTCAGATGATGATTCAGGATACGATCTTACTATTAAGAAAGAAAAAACAGGACCACTTCCTCAAAATGTTAAATATACTTGTATTCCTGCACGTAACAATGCAGCACTAACAGATGCGGAAAAAGGTTTAGAACTGTTCGATCTAAGTAAGATTTACAAGCGTCAAACATATGAAGAGCAAAAAGAATGGCTTCTTAAAAATACTGCTTACTTTGCCGGAGATGTCTCCGATGAATTTAAACCACAAGAGGATGTGGATGACCTAGCATGAAGAAATCACTAGCGGATATGGGATCTACCAATACAGATTCTAATCCTACAGAAAAAGCACCAACTAAAACATTTGGTGCTTTTAAAGCTGTAGAAGGTGATCAAGCTACTATTGATCTAAATAAACTGAGGGAAATGAATATCTTTTTTGCTACGCCTTGTTATGGAGGAATGGTTACAGATCAATTCTTTTTATCAATGTTTAGAACTTCTCAGACATTTATGCAGCATGGTATTAATTTTAGAATTACTACACTACGTAATGAATCACTAATTACTCGTGGTCGTAATATTCTAACTGCTATGTTTTTGGAGAGTGATTGTTCTCATTTAATGTTTATTGATGCAGATATTGAGTATCAAGCTGATGATCTTCTTAGAATGATGGCTTATGATAAACCTATTATGGCAGCAGCTTATCCTAAAAAAGCTCTACCAATTCAGTATGCTATTAATTTTAAGTTTATTAATCAAGAAAAGAAGCAGATTAGAATAGAAAATGGTGCAGTAGAAGTTCTAGATGCTTCTACAGGATTCTTCTTAGTTAAACGTGAAGTAGTTGAGAAAATGATGCAAGCATATCCTGAACTGCATTATCGTAATGATTCTAATATTGACGAAAAGTTTAACAAATATTGTTATTCATTTTTTGATACAATACATGACCCAGAAGATAATAGATATTTATCTGAAGATTATACTTTCTGTAGAAGATGGCAAAAGCTTGGTGGTGAAATCTGGTTAGATCCTAATACTAAACTTAATCATGTAGGTACTCACTCTTTTGAGGGTGATGTTACTAAGATTATAAGCCAAGGTAGTAGTAAATAAATATAGGCTCCTGGTATTAATCAGGAGCCTTTTAATGCAAGGTATTAATATGAAAAAATATCTTCGACAATTAGAATCTTATAGTTTATATATGAATGTGTCTTTAAAAGAGGCACATTTTATGCATTGGTGTGTAAAAGGACATTTAATACCTGATGAATGGGCTGATGAACATATAGTAACAATGTATGACAGCTATTTTAGAAGAATTTGGGGAAATCATGAAATACAAGTATATTCTAGAGAATCATTTGAACAAGCATGGCTCCTAAAAATAGACGTAGATGTAGCCGGCAAATAAACTATATGGAACTACGTTCCTCGCTGTGGCACTCCGTGCCAACGCAACATCATATAGGCGACGCGTGTTCAATAGCTTTTCACCTACGGTGTAACTTTGTTCACTTGCTAGACAACTAAATTAGCATACTTTTCTACGAAAGACAATTTATTAAATGTTACAATTACAGTATATGCACAAGTATCATGAGAAAAGGATAACTACTTATTCTCCATTATCAGAACTTAATACACAACGATTCAGATGCCCAGAGTTTGATACAATAGATTGGAAAACAAGTTATGCTATGATTGGCTGCTCTCATGTATTTGGAGAAGCTAATGACATAGAAAATACAATTCCTTATATATTAACAGAACTAACTGGTACATATTGTGTAAATCTAGGAACTAGTGGATCATCAAGAGAACTTACATTTTTTAATGCCATGAATGTACTACAACAAACTGACGTTAAGAAGGTAATTATTATATGGACATATCCTAGAAGAATTGATACATATACTCATGAAGGTTATATCACTTCAAATAAAAGAATAGAAATGAAAGCGTCAATAAGTACAGAAAAGAAAAGATTATTTACAAAACTACAAGAAATGAAATTAAACAGATTACAGAATAGAACATTAGATACTCTATATGATGATGTACATTTTGATAATATCACTAAACAATATGTTGATATACTGACTAGAGCATATGCTGATAGGATTCTATTATTTAATATTAAAGATTTAGAACAAGAATTTGGTGGACATATTGGGGGCGACAATAAACATATACCATTTGATCTAGCTAAAGATAATAGGCATTTTGGACCTATATGGAATCGTAAAGTAGCTAACAAAATAAAGGATAAACTAAATGACTAAAATTTTATGCAGTGCAGATTGGCATATTCTACTGCACAAGAAAAAAGTACCATACACTTGGCAAATGGGTAGATTCAAAAGCATGTTTGCTAAACTGTTAGAACTTGAACGTGACTGTGATGTTCATATTATAGCTGGTGACATATTTGATAAAAAACCAGAACCAGATGAAATCTGTTTGTTTCTAAGCTATATCAATTCAGTCACCATACCAACTTACATCATTCCTGGCAATCATGAAGCCACTCGAAAAGGAGAATCTTTCTTTGAACATTTTACGGAACGAAACGCTATTAAAAATGAGAACGTACATGTTTTTACGAAGAATGGACGCGCAACTGTGGGTAAAACATCATTCTGTTTTTTCCCGTATGGTGAAATGCAAGTCAACAATTTACCAACGTATATCGAAGATGATATTCTGGTTACGCATATTAGGGGTGAAGTGCCTCCACACATTACACCTGAATATGATTTTTCCTTACTCTCCCCTTGGGGCTTATGTTTACTTGGTGATTTACACTTCAATCATCGTTATGGTAACAGCAACTGTTACTATCCAGGTTCTCCGTTGAATACCACCTTTGACAGAGATGATAAGCGAGAGTATGGAGTAGACATTTACGATGTGGTAGATTCACACAATTATACACGCACATTTCATAATTTAGATTTACCTAAGCTGCTACGTCGTAAGATTACTGTAGGTGAGGATATGAAGACAGATGCTAGACATCATGTGATATATGAAATTACAGGATCGCTAGATGAATTAGCTTCAATAGCCAATTCAGAACTACTAGATAAAAAGATGGTAGAAAAACCCACAGAAGGCTCTACGCTAGATCTTAAAAATAAAAGCATACATGAAGAGTTAGAGATATATCTAAATCATATTAAGGTAGCAGATACCGACAAAGTATTAACGGAGTTTAAAACTGTATATGCAAATTGATTTATCGCTTAATAGAGTATACTGGGAATACCTACAAAATAACTCATATCTAAGACCAGATGTTGATTACCAATGTTCTGCATTTTTACCTAGTATGGGCTGTAGAGTAACTGCACCTGAGTATAGACGTAGAGGAGAATCTTTTAAACAAGATTTAGACTCACTAGTAGCTATGTTTGCTAAAAAATATAGTGATTATAAGTTTGTGTTAGCACTCAGCGGAGGTATAGACTCAGAAGTGACAGCTGAATCTTTTTATACACAAGGTATACCTTTTAGAGCAGTATCTCAAAGATTGTTTGAAGGTGTAAATGATTATGATATTGGGTATGCCGCTAAATATTGTAAAGAACGTTTTATTGATTACAGCATTGTAAATCTATCAGTAGATAAGATGATGAGTCATACAATACCTGATGCAGTAGAACACGGACAGTTTACACATTCTTACTCTCAAGTAGCACTAACTAATCTATATGAAGGTGTAAAAGATAATGAGATTATTGTGTTTTCTGGACATAATCCTGATTTTCATAGAAAGATAGGTATAGGATGGTGGGAAGACTCACCTAATATAGTTAAGTATGCTATAGCTAAGAAACATAAGTTTTTTACTTTCACGTCACTAGAGCCTATATTTTGTCACTATGCTGCAGCCTTTGACGCTAACCAACCAGGTGACAAGAATAATGACTTTATTTATGAAGCATACCCCCAACTGGAACGTAGAATCAAAATGACAGGTTGGGAAAAAAGTGCTAATATTATACCTATCATAGAAGATAAGTTATTTTCAACACACAATAACCGTAGGCAAACATTTATTACATGGGACAAGTTTACCCTAAGATATTTGAGAGAGTTATTTAGTAAACAAGCATTTAAGGATACCTACTATGAGTAACATAGTATTAAAACAATTAAAATTTTCAAACATGTTTTCTTATGGAGAAAACAATATAATTGATCTAGATACAAGTCGTATTACACAGCTTACTGCTCCTAATGGTAGCGGTAAGTCTTCTATTGCTATGATTATACAAGAGATACTATTCAATAAAAATGTAAAAGGAATCAAGAAAACTGATATTCTTAATCGTTGGGCTAAGGGTAAATCTTGGAACGCTGCACTAACTTTTATGTGTGATTCTAGTGATTGTGAGGTTATAGTTACCAGATCAGGAGCTCAAACTAAAGTTAAGTTTATAAAAGATGGAGTAGATGAATCAGAGCATAAAGTATTAGATACTTATAAAAAAATATCGCAAGTTGTAGGTACAGATTTTGAAGTATTTTCTCAGCTAACTTATCAATCATCTACTGATTTATTAGATTTTCTTAAAGCTACAGACACAAATCGTAAAAAGTTTTTAATCAATTTATTCAATTTAGAAAAGTATATTACCATAGGTGATAAGATTAAAGCTAAAACATCTGCTACAGAAAAAGATAATATTAAGCTACAAGGTGAACTTAAATCAGTAGAAGACTTTCTTAATAGCACTTCTATTCCTGATAAAAAAATGTCTGTCACAATACCAGAAGTAGAATCTTATTTACAACAAGAAATTGGTGTTTTACAGCAAGAAATTAAAAACTACAATGATATTTGCAAAAAGATAGATAAAAATAATTTGTATATACAAGAGTTTGAATCTATAAAATTCGATGGAACAATAACTAAACCAGAGTCTTTTCAACACTATGACGAATACCAGACTCTAAAACATGATTTAGCGGTTCTTAACTCAGAAATATCAGCACATAAAAAAGAGCTAGAAAGTGTAGATCTAACCTCTCACTGTGCTACTTGTGGGCAATCTATAGATACTACACATATAGAAGCTATGGCTACCGAACTTAGTAAACAGATTGCGAGTAAATTTGAGATTCATACAGAAGCAATGAAAAAAGCTAAAGCATGGTCACAAGAAATTAAAACTATAGAATCAGAAACAAAAGAATGGGAAACTAATCAAACTAGTATAGCACGATGGGAAACTCTACACAGTATTATAGATAATCAGTTATCTAGAGAATATCCTGATATAGATGCTAGTAAAGAACGTATTAGAGAACTAACAGTAGAATATAATCTACAGACTGACAATAACAATAAAGCACAAACTCATAATGAATCTGTAGCAGCACATAATGCTAAAGTAGATGCTCTTATAGAGCAAAAAAAGGATTTTACAAATAGACAAACTGTTTTAAAAGATGATATATTAGTTAAATCAGACCAGATCAATGCGTTAAACATTCTGAAAAAAGCGTTTAGCACATCTGGTATTGTAGCCTTCAAACTAGAAAATCTAACAAAAGAACTAGAAATTGCAATAAATCATTATCTATCTTTGTTGAGTGATGGACAATTCCAAGTAGAATTTAAATTAGACAAAGAGAAACTGAATATTGCAGTTATAAATAATGGAGCGTCAACTCCTATTGAAACGGTATCTGGAGGAGAATTTTCTAGAATCCAAACATCCATTCTATTAGCTATTAGAACTCTGCTTTCTAAACTTGGGGGCAGTAGTATAAATCTTTTATTCTTAGATGAAATTACGGGTGTATTAGATGATGAAGGTAAGGATAAATTGATTGAGGTACTACAACAAGAACACAATCTAAATGTGTTTTTAATATCTCATGATTTTACCCACCCCTTGATAGATAAAATATCTATTGTTAAAGAAGAAAATATATCAAGCATACAGTAGCTTCAATCCGTTGTTGTTACTGTTCTAAATGTGTTTAGGAGAATAAAATGATTGCACCTGGAAAATTTCCAATTAAATTCGCTTTTAAGAAAGAATTTAAAGAACAACTAAAAAATAAACCAGTAAATTGGGGCTTTGGTGGCCTATCAGAATTTACATATTATCGTACATACGCTCGCAAGATGGAAGACACTGGTAATCTTGAAACATGGGCAGATTGCGTAATTAGAGTTATTGAAGGATCATTCTCGATTCTTAAAACTAACTCAGTATCATCATATATTACATGGGATGAAAAGCGAGCGCACAAACTCGCAGAAGAAGCAGCAGAGAGACTATTCGAGTTTAAATGGATGCCTCCTGG